GATTATACATTAAACTGGACACAAGATGGATCAGATACTTGTACATATTCATATAACAGAAATAATCAATCAAGTAATGTGACAGACACACAAACAAACGGTTGTTAAATGTTTGAGTTAATAGCAACAATATGTTTATGGTACACAACTATGTCACCAGATAAACCCATTTGCTTTATCAATGCAGACGTATTGAAAATGGAGTTTCAAAGTAAAACAGGTTGTGAAATGGTCCTTAATGATTTTGTGAGAAATTTAGACGCTGATTTAAGAGCAAGACAAGTTGGAATGGGTTTGACATGTAAAAAGATTGATACTACTCCACAATGGGAACAATTAGATACAACACCATTAGAGGAGATACCAGGTATCATTGAAGATTTAGATATACATAAGGAGTAACGGAACCACATGAAGAAATTTCTTTCTATAGTATCTTTTCTGGTACTATTTTCTTTCAATGCAATTGCAGGTACTAAAGTTGGCGAAATTGTAGGTCAAATGGGTACTACTTGGAATGAGCGTGAAGGTAAAAACGAAACAGTTACAATGGGTTATGAATTGTTAATGAACGATTTTCTCCAAACAGGAGAAGATGGTGGTATGATTTTATCTTATGTTGATGGTACTAAATTTACTATGGGTCCAAATACTGAAGCAATTATAGATGAGTTTGCATTTGATACGAGTATGGTACCTATTGAAGTGGCAATGGACTTAACAGTTAATGTTGGTTCATTTACATATGAATCCGGGAGTGTATCTGAATTGGGTGGTGATGTAACCATATCTACAGCAACTGCCACAGTTACAATGCAAGGTACAGCAATATCAGGTACCGTAGAAGCAAATGGAACAACAACGATTGTATTGATACCGGATTCAAGTGGTGGTGTAGGACAAGTTACGGTTGCAAATCAAACAGGTTCACAAACATTAACAAATCCATATACAGCAGTTACCGTCTTTGCAGAAAATGTTACTATTAAGGCACCATCTCCATTAGGTAATAATGAGAAGAAGAATTTATTTGACTTGGATAGTGTAGAAGAAACAATAGAAGATGAAGAAAAGTTTGATAAGACACAGGAATTAATTGAAAAGAACAATGAAGAATTGATTGATACAATAGAAGAAATTGAAATGGAAATGGAAGAGATACAAGAATTAGAGGAAGCTATTATTTCAGAAGAATTAACAATTGATGAAACAGAAACAATTACAACAACAGATTTAGCAGTTGATACAATAGAAGTAGAAACAAATGTAGTCCAAGATATTGCAGTAGATGAAGTTGCAATAGAAGAAGAAATTGATACATCCTACTATGATGAATGGGAAGATGATTTAAAAGATTGGGGTTACATTGATGAAGATAATCAAATATCTGTTTGGGATGCTGAAGGTGAACAAACTATGGATTGGGATGACGCTAAAAGTATGTATGCAGAAATGGATCAAGCATATTTTGACGCCATTGGTTGTTCAGATTGTACCTGGGATACTGTTAATTGGGATAGTGTAGATTGGGATGCTGTTGACTGGGACCAATACATGGACGATTATAACGATTTACTAGAAGCATATGGATTGACTTCCTATGATATGGCAGTTGAAGATAAATCAGAAGAAGTGGAAGACGAAGCAACCTCAACAGTTGAAGGTTATACTTGGGAAGATTTTGATTTATCAGATGACTACTATAACAATTCAGATTATATTTCTGCTGGAGGTCCACCAGAATTAACAATACAAAACTATTGTGATTATAATGGATATGATTCCTCTTGGTGTGATCAATCATACTTAGACTATCTAAACGAATGGTATGCTGATGACTGGACACTATTCAAAGATTTTGATAGTTGGGAGAAAGACGCTAAGAAACTATTTAAGAAATGGTACGGATGGTGTGGTTCTTGGCCAAACTATGAATGGTGCGATGGGCAACCTAAACCTTGGAAGATGGAAGGATTAAAAGATAAGTATGTTAGTGAATGGACTTGGGAAGATTGGGATTTATATTGGCAGAATACATATGATTGGTATTACACAGGTACATATGGAGATAGTGGTGATGATACAGAAAATTGGGAAGATGAATATGCATATGAGGATGATTATGACGCTGATTTAGAATTAGAGTTATGGTTAGCAGAATTAGATGAATGGGATTGTGATTGGTATGGATATTATTGGGACAAGGCAAATCAATCTTGTGGTACAGAATGGGTTGATAATAGTCTTGCAGAAACATCCGTAACAACAAGTGGTGAGATACTTAACTATACAACTGGTGAAATTACACAAACAGTTACCACTACAGCTTCAGATGGTTCAACATCTTCTGTAACACAAACAGGACGATACACAACAGGCGGTAATGAACATAATGCTACTGCAACAACAAGTGGTGACTATACAATTATTAATAGAGATAATGATAATCACACAGCATATGTTAAAGTAGAAACTGCTGAGGATAGTGATATTCAAATTATGCAAGATATGGAAACACAAAACTTTATTATTGATAGTTCTGCTTCGACACACCCACAGGTTACTATTATACAAACGGATTAACAAATGATAGATTATATTTTAATGCTCATTGAACACAAGTTTGGTGCGATAAGTAATTGGGCTTGGCACAAACGAGTGAGAGCACTAAGAAAAAAACAAGGCAGGTTATGAATTTAACATTATCAGATAATGCATATACACACATAGGACACCTTTTAAAAGAACATAATAAGAAGTATGTTCGATTACAAGTAAAGGGTGGTGGGTGTGCTGGATTTGAATATGAATGGACATTTGAAGATGAACAAGGAAAAGATGACCACTTAATAGATGATAAATTATTAATCCACAAAATGAATGAATTGTATCTGACAGGTATTGAGATAGACTATAACTCTCAAACGTTTGGTAGTTTCTTTACTTTTGAAAATCCAAAAGCAAAATCTCAATGTGGTTGTGGTACTAGCTTTTCAATATAAATAATTTTATGAAAAAACTGACCAGCACTTGGGCAGTAGTTGTAACAGTAATTATATTAATTGCTTTAAAATTTTATAATCCTACACCACTACAATCCCTCCAATTAAAAACATTTGATTACTACCAGACTTTTGGTCATCAATATGATTCCAAGAGTTTAGTCTTATTAGACATTTCAGATTTAGCATTAGAGAAGAAAGGACAATGGCCTTGGAAGAGAGATCAAATTGGTCGTATAGTTGTCAATGCATATAAGAATGGTGCGGCATTAGTTGTCTTGCAGTTAGTCTTTACACAAAAGGATAGATTAGGTGGTGATACAATGTTTTTGAAGATGATAACAAAATATCCTGTTATCTTAACAGAAACAAAAGACGCTAAGAATTTATTAAGCATTCAACGAAAAGCATATGCAATAGGTGATGTGGAAGTACCCATTGATGTTGATGGTACAATACGAAAGTTACCGCTTGACAAATCAATTCCGTATGTTATAATGAAAATTGTACAACCTGAAAAAGAGTTTATTTGTAGAAAGATAGATTGTGGTGATGAAATTGAATCATACATGGATTCTATTTGGGTTGACTTTAGACACCATATTCCAAGAATAGATTATACAGATAAAGATTGGTCATCTATGAAAGGTAAGATTGTATTCATAGGTGCGACATTTAAAGGTACAACATTTATACAGACACCATATGGTCTTAAAAACACCCATGAGATAATGGCAATTGGTACAGAAACTTTACTATCTGGTAAGTATATTAGTAGACCTGATTGGATCATTATATTAGAATGGGGTTTTATACTTGGAAGTAGTATTATATTTTTACTATTAATTCCAAGACTAGGTGTATGGCAATCCTTGATTCCGTTTGTGTTATACACCGTTTTAGTTGTTTTGTCAAGCTTTATATTATTCAATCAATATTTACTATTGACAAATTGGACATATCCTGTTATAATGAGTTTTATAGTCTTTTCTCACCTTATATACAACAATTTTAGTAGAGAGAATAGACTTAAATTACAAATTAAAAAACAGTTTGAACATTACCTATCACCAGATATGGTAAAACGTCTACAGAACAAACCTCATCTATTAAAATTAGGTGGTGAGACAAAGGAATTGACATTTCTCTTTTCAGACATACGAGGATTCACTCCTATATCAGAAAAATATAAATCTGATCCACAAGGGTTAACTAAAGTTATCAACAAGTTTTTAACTCCAATGACCGATATCATATTGAAGAATGGTGGTACGATTGACAAATATATGGGTGATTGTATTATGGCATTTTGGAACGCACCTTTAGATTGTCCTAATCATGCTGAATTAGCTATCAAAAGTGCAATACAAATGGAAGAAAAACTAAATGAGTTGAATAAGACTAATGGTTTTGGAGACGAGATTAAACTAAATATTGGTATAGGTATTAATAGTGGAAACGCCGTAGTTGGTAATATGGGTAGTAATCAACGATTTGATTATTCAGTATTGGGTGACGCTGTAAACCTTGCAAGTAGATTAGAGGGTATCAGTAAAAACTACGATACAAGAATTGTTATAGGTGAAGACACATATAAGATCGCACCTCTTTATTACAAATTCCACAAATTAGATGATGTTCAGGTGAAAGGAAAGGAAGAACGAGTTTCTATCTATCAACCTATATCTGAATAAGTCAGAAAATCTAAACCAATAAGGAGGATTGCATGACACTATCTAGGCATTTGACTATTCTAGTCAATCAATTTAAAAGGGAGAAAAAAATGAAAAATTTAAAAAGACAAGTAAGACAACGAAAGATTAAAAATTTATCAACCTTAATGAGAACGCCTAGGTATCAGACGGCGTAATTACTTTTTTCTAAAGGCGGTACTTTATCTTTGCCACACTAGGCCTTTACCTCTAGAGATAGTCTGTACCGCCTTCATTGTTTCATCTTGTGGTTCTGTTTGTTTTTGTGTGGTAACTGTACTTTTACTATTAGAAATTTGAGTTTGTTTGTTGTCATTTGTAATAACTGTAACCATTGGTGGCGCTCCTGTTTTCTGATCTTGTAATTTTTTCAATTCTTCTGCTTTTCTCATCAATTCTTCTTCTTTAGCAATTAATTCAATATCTTCCGCTGTTAATTCTTCACCTGCTTCAGTTGACGTATCTGTACCACCACCCTCAGAACCAGCAGCTACAAAACTTCCACCTTCAATACTTCCACCTGCTTTAAATGCTTTTGCTGCTGCTTTAAGAGTATCACCATTAGGCATCCATCTATACAACCATCCAAATTTACCATCAGGATCTGGCAACATACTACCTACAGCATTCATCAACATATCACTAATATTTGGTAATTCAAAATCAAAAATTTTACCAGGTGTCATACCAAAGATTGCACCTGTTTCAGGATCATATATTTTTTTTGCTAAGTTTTTAATACCATCAAACATTTTACTAAGACTTGGTAGTTCTGGTATTGTCATCCCAAAGATTGCACCTGTTTCAGGATCATATATTTTTTTACCCCAAGAGGCAAGTTTACCACCTACTTTAGTCATTACGCCTTCTTCACCAATTAAAAATTCTGATAGTTTAAATGGTTCTTTTTGATCACCAAACTTAAATATACCTTTTGCAAAGTTAACACCTAAATTAACACCTACACCAACAGTATCAATTAATTTACCTGTAATGCCTTTTGCTGTCATATCTTCCTCAGTAAATGTAAATAAATCATCAGCAAATTTTTGTGCGAGTTGTACTTTATCACCCACGAAAGCACCAAAGTTTGTAAAGTCTTCTTTTGCCATCTCTGCTTTTCCAGAGAACCAGGCTTTAACACTTGACCAACCAGTTGAAGCAGCATTTGATATGAAGTCTTTAAGACCAGTTGCACCTTCAACAATAAACTCTGCTGTGCCACTAAACCATTCTTTAATTTTTGACCATGCACCTGTAACTTTAGATACTACCCAATCTTTGATATTAGTTGCACCATCAACAACCCATTCAGCAGCACCTATAAAGAAATTTTTAATGTTAGTCCATGCAGCTGTAACTTTTGAAACTATCCAATCTTTTATGTTTGTATAACCATCAACAACCCATTCAGCAGCACCTATGAAGAAAGCTTTAACGTTTGCCCATGCTGTTATGACTTTATTAACTATCCAATTTTTTATGTTTGTATAACCATCAACAAACCATGTAGCTGCACCTGTAAACCAGTCTTTGATAGTTTGCCATGTTTCTTTTATTTTAGCAACAAGCCAACTACCTAAACCTTTGTGTGGTGCAAAAGACAATCCAAACATATTAGCAACATTTTCTGTAAGACTATCAAATATATCAAAGAAGAATGTACCAATATCTTTAAATATACCTAAAAATGCTTGTATTTTTTCCCACCATGTAGCGTCTTCGCTGAATAAAACTCCAAATCTATCTGTTATACTTGATATAAGAGTGCTTATTGCTGTAAAAGCGTCTAGGAAAAAATCAAAAGTATTTGTGAATACACCTTTTACAAACTCCCAAAGTTGTTTTACTTTTTCTCTAAACTCAGGATTTTGTAATGCTTTAAATAATAACAACATACCACCAAATATACCAGTAGCGCCAATTAGTCCTTTAAACATTTTACCTAAACCACCCATGGTCTTTTCTACACCTTTTCCAATAAAACTCATTGCTTTACCTGGTGCGGAAACAAGAGCGTCTCTAGCACCTCTAGCTTTATCTTTTATCATTTGAGTAAATTTTACTTTTTCAAATTTTGCTTCATCTTTTGCAAGATCATTTTGCATTTTAAGAAAACGGCTGTTGTTCTTGGTGTTAATCCCCAACTCTTTCATTTCTTTTTCAATAGCTGTTAGTTTTTCCCTACTAGCTACTAATTCTGCTTTTTGCTCACGTCTAGCTTCAATTTGTTCCTCAGTAAGACCACTTACTTTTTTTAATGTTTCGTTAAATACAGGATTATCTGCCATTTGTTACCTTATTTTTATTTCTTCTTTTTACCGTTCATATATGCTGTGAAACCCATATAGGCACCTACAACAGACGCTTGACCTATGTAAAATAGTCCAAGTAAATCTGCTAATGCCTGTACTCTACTATCTGGTATAATAGGTAAGAATAAAAAGATTGTAAATCCTAACATAGAACCCATAGCAATCCACGCCATACTCTTTTGTGTATTTGCTTTTTCTTCTATTCTTTCAATCTCTTGCATTTCCTTTTCCATAGCAATTTCTTTGTCAGTCACTATACCATCACCATCTCTATCAAATTGAGAATACTTTGATTTTTCTTCTAACTGTTTCTTTTTCTTCTTAGCCATTTTACTTCTTCCTATTCGCCTCTCTCACTTTTTGATTTTCTTCCTTTATATGTTCATTCAATAAAGTAAGATATATTTCACGCTCATATGGTAACATATTTTCAAGTTCAGTAAGTGTGACAAAATTTTGATATATTGTCATCTTAAAGATTAAATCATAATAATGTTCTAAATCAATATGCGAGAGGCATATTAAAAAAAACTTTGCATACCTTCTAATACGACCTTACCCTTTTTCTTTGTTTTAGGGTGTGTCACAGTAAGTGTATGTTTTAATCTTGGCATTGTTGTGAAAAAGTTTTGTACTTTTCCAAACTGCTCTTGCGTTAGATTTTCTAAAAATTCAGTTACCTCAGTTTTTTTTAAATCTACCGCTTCAAATGTTTCTTCACCATCTGTAATTTGAGTTACACAATCTCCTACTAAATTAATGGCATCTTCAGCCGAAACATTATTTAAATTTTTACCAGAAAATGTTTTAAGAGTAGGATAACCCATTATCATACTCACATCATCTGTTAAATTAATTTTGTTTGTATGATCATCATCCATTTCAACATTAACTTTGTTCAAGTTTACTGTTGCTGGTATTTTAACTTCTTCATCACCAGGAAACGGTACTTTTAAATTTACCTTTTCACCAACAGACTTAGATCGTATTTTAACAAAAATATATTCAATGTCAAACGATGGCATTTTTTCAACATTTATTTTACCAAAAGTACAATTGGTAACTATATCTGATAATGCCGTTATCATTTCATTGTCTCCACCTTCCTGTGCTTGTAGAAGAATTTTTTCCTCCTTCACAAGAAAGGGTCTAAATTTTATTTTTTCGTCCGTACTAGGGACATTCAACTCAAATTTTTGAGTATTCAACTTTGGTAAAGCCATAATATCTCCTTATAATATTAAAAAGTAACTGGTGGAAAAATCTTGCCCCCAAATACTCGTCCAAGTGGTATAGAACGTTTTAATTGATTTAAAACACTCCTACCTGTTCTTCTAAATTCAGGTGGTAAACCTGATAACATACCACCACCTGCTTTCACTACACCAGATGATAGACCGCCAACTTTTCCTGTACTGTCTATATCCAGATCAAAATTTAACCAATCTCTATATGCAAATGAAACTTCAACTGCTACATAACTGTTTTGACCTCCACTATCATATGCTATTTGATTAATTGACGTTGGAAAACATTCTCTTAATCGTACACCGTATGTAGCACTATCTCTATCATTAAGTTGATCAAATTGTCCTAACTGAAATATGTCTAATGGAGCAACATATTCATCATAAAAATTAAACAATCCAGTTTGATTATTATATATAACGTTTTGCCATACTTCAAAGAATTGTCTTAAACGTAAAAACTTATCACCAATAAATGTAGCAGTAATATCTGTATATTGTACCTGTGTAGGATATTTGAAAGGGGCACCTGCAATACGATATGGACTTACATTGATGGTTCGACCAGGCATAGTGATATTAGTACACATCAAAGCAATTTGAGGTGCCAAATCATTTTCATAACTTAATGTCTGACCTAGTTTTTGTCCTGTTGCACCAGATACTTCTTTACTAGCGTCTGAAGCACCAAAAAATAATGGTTCAATAGCAGATTTTAATTGACCTCCTTTAGGTAATGTGATATTAACAAGAAATCTTGTATTACGAGCAACACCTTCACCTTTAGATATTGCGGCACGAAAACGATTGATTGTTGTTTCAGGATGTGCTCGTTGTTTTAATCTAGGATCACCAGGTATATTATCGTATTCTTTTCCTCTTGGAAAACCTATACGAATATCAAAAGGTCCTAACCTTTTTCCTCCTCTAAAAATTGCCATTACATTATATCCATTTGTATTACAATAATCGTCATAATTAGAACAACAATTGTTCCAATAAGAGGACTATATTCCTTAACCTTTTGCAAAATGTCTGTCAACATATTTCTTTCCTATGTAAAGAGCCGCAACAACAATGAGAACAATAGATACATCTACACCCCATCCCATACCTGTATTTAATTTAAATCCTGATGAGGACACTTCAACACCTTCTACGTTTGTAGGTTGTGACGTTTGTTCAATTGTTAAATTACCGTCTTCTACAGTAATTGTTTTTGTATCAGCCATCTAACTTCTTTCTATTTTTTAAATGTGCTTTTTCTATAAGATTTTTGTTTTGTCCATAATATTCTACAGCATGACCTGCTTTACACATCTTTTTATTTACTGATTTACCATCAACCCATACATCACCTAGAATACGACCAAACTTACCAGTTTCTTCACCTTTATATGTTTTGATTGTAATATGTCCTTTTAAATTTTCTTTTAAAAATTGTTTAGACATTAAACCATATTTCTTTTCAACCAAATCTCTTGTTCTACTCTCTGGTGTGTCAATACCAAATAGTCTTATTCTACTTTTATACTTGATATCAAATCCTAAATCTAACATAACATCTATTGTATCACCGTCAATTATTTTAATTACTTTATCAACACGATAACTAAAATCTGTTTGATCACCTAACTTTGCCATTAACTTGCTAACCTTCTACTATCACTATATACTTGACTTGCACTTGCTTTTCTAAATGATTGAACAGGCATAAAGATTGCTGGTGCAAAATCTATTTCTTCTAGTCTATAAAATCCACTCACTAATTGTCTTCGTAAATAATGTTTGATACATGGTTTAATAATAGGTATGTTTTTTAGTTTACTATAATTACCTTTAAAATTTCTTTTTGCTAATACTTCTAATAATCTCATACGCATTGGAACAGGCAAATAATGAAAATTGATACCAAGAAAACCACCAGGAGCACTTTGTATTGGCATTGTCAATGGGAAAACATCATAATAAGGTAAGACGCCTTTTAATTTAGGATCATAACGAAAGAAATTTAATCTATTTAAACCAGGTGTTTTTAAAAGTTTACCTTCTCTCATCAATCGACCAGCAGATATTCTACCTGCTAATGCCTTAACCTTTGTACGATACCAAGTAAGTGACTTTGTACGATCACCTGCTTCACTTCTTATTCTATCAAATATTGTTGTTCTTGCCATAAAGACTATTTATCTCTTATCTAAATAATAATATGAAGAAACGTATTAAGAAGTTATCTAAAAAAATGCGAGTTCAAGGACGATTTAAGCCGTCATTTCCAAAGAAATATAAAGGTGATCCATCTAACATTATCTTTCGTAGTAGTTGGGAACTAATATGTTTTAAATACTTAGATAATAACAAAAATGTATTGAAGTGGTCAAGTGAAGAATTTTTTGTACCTTATAAACACCCTATGACAGGTAGGTTTGCAAGATATTTTCCTGATATTTGGCTAAAATATATCAATAAAGAAGGTGTTATAACACAAACCGTATGGGAAGTCAAGCCTAAAAAACAAACAGTACCACCTCATATACCAAAACGTAAAACAAGGTCATGGGCATATACTGCTGAGCAGTTTGTAATCAATCAAGCCAAATGGAAGTCATGTGAAGAATTTTGTAGAAAGAAGGGTTATAATTTTCAAATCATAACAGAGGATATATTAAAACATTGGTCAACAATACCTCCACTATAGATAAATAGTCTTATGGTCAGTTTAGCAGAAAAAATAAAAACAAGATTGTTTGGCAATGTTGCACAACCATCTGTAATGAGTAGTGCCCCAATTCGTCAAGGTAGAGGTGACAAATATTCATCTACAGATCCTTTTGCGGACATGGAAAACAATAAGTACGCTTACGGTACATTACGTTATCCAGATAATTTAGGAGAGTTTGAATTTGGTCATTACCTATTGTTTCATATCTTTCATGTTAAACAAAGTAAATATGCAGGTCCACAAAAAACAGTAACAAAGCAAAAGAAGCGTGGTAGAGGTGCAACATTAGTTAAAGAACATAAAGGTGCTGAGCATAATTTATATTCAAAAGATGTGGCATATGATACAAACGCTGAAGACGTAAACAAAGTAAGACGTAATACAGAAGATGACAGCGGTGGGAGTGTAAGTAGAGCATTACGTACCTCTGGAAAACTTATTCAATCCTCAGATACGATTGCTTTGTATCTACCCCCTAACATTAAACAAAGTGTAAACGTAGGGTATAAGAAAAGTGAAACAGGACTTGCAGGAGTAATGGGTGCGGACCTCTTTGGTGCGTCAAATGTAGATGACGTACTTGCTAGATTAGGTTCAGAAGGTACATTCAACACAATGAGAGACGCATTGGTGGATACATTGGGCGTAAAGTTTGCTGCTGGTGTTACAGACCTTGTTACAGGTGGAGATTTAGAGGGTGTTATTCGTAAAGGTACGCAACGTGCCTTGAATCCTGCACTTGAAGCAATTTTCCAAAGTGTAGACTTGCGTAGTTTTAGTTTCAATTTTAGATTTACACCACGAAATGATAAAGAGTTGCGAGTTGCTCATTCAATTATTAAGTTATTTAAGTTTCACATGTTGCCAGAAAGAGTACAAGGGCAGAAAATTGGACGCCATTTGATCTTTCCAAGTGAGTTTGAAATACAATACATGTTTCAAGGCACAGAAAATCAATGGTACCCATTTGTGAAGCCAAGTGTGTTAGAGAGTATGAGTGTAGATTATGGACCAGGTGGAGAAAGTCAACACTTTAGACCTATAGATACTGGTGGTGGTGAAGCACCTGCGCCTACAGAAATGAATTTAAACCTTAACTTTACAGAAACAGAAATTATTACAAAAGAAAGTGTTGTAGAGGGTTATTAATGAGTTATTTTAGTAAGTTTCCTGTTTATCAATACGATTTAGAGGATAATCAAAAAAAGAAATTAATTATAGACATTGTAAGACGAGTGGCTTTAAAAGCCAACGTCAAAGCAAATACGCAAGTCTTTGACAACTACAGCGTCAAGGATGGCGAACAACCAGATATCGTTGCAGACAAATACTATGGAGATTCCACATTGCATTGGGTTATAGTATTAGTCAACAACGTTACCTCCCGTTACGATTGGCCACTTGACCAAATTGCGTTATCTCATTTTGTCAAAGACAAGTATAGTAACCCAGATGGAACACACCACTATGAGATTAACGCAACAAGTGGCGATACAACAAAAAAATTAGAAGTTGCAAGTGATACGACAGGTGCAACACAGGTGACAAACTATGAGTATGAACAGGACTTGAATGATAGTAAAAGAACAATACGATTATTAGATA